TCAAACTCATGAGTTTCGCGAGTCCCACCGTATGCCAAAGCCTGTTGTAATAGCTCTATTAACGCCTCAGCCTCTTCTTTAAATAGGCTCTTGGTCTCCCGCCATTCTCCAGTTTGCTTGTCTTTGTACCGCTTCTGGATGCTGTAGCTATAGCCTCCGTTTTTAGTCGGCCATACTGCTACGGATACGCCTTTATTCTTAAAATCTTGTACAGGTTTGTTCATACTTTTCCTTAATTTAGTTAATACACTTCCTAAAACTACATCGAACTTAACAGCACTCCTAGACACTGTTACCTCCTTCTGTTATGTTTCCAGAAGAGCATCAGTCCATGATGCACTCCTAGTTAGGCCCGTTAGGTGTTACCCCTCCTAGCGGGCTTTTTTTCGTCTTCAATCGCCAACTTGTCTGGATCAATCATCTCTTGAACTATCTGGATAGCCCAATAGAGCCCGTCTTGTTGCCCACGTTCCCAAGTGCTTAGATGGTGCTCATTCCCCAGACTCTCTATTGCGATCCTTAGCCTTTTCTTCACGTCTTTCAATGCGCTTGCGATAGTCATTTAAAGCATCCCCAATTATATCTGTTACCCATTTGTTTTGTTTGTGCGCCTCCTGCTTAATCCAAGCCAGCATCTCGAATGAATAGTAGGTCGTATAACGCCTGTAACCATCTCTAACTGCTGTGCTGCGGACCGCATCGGCCCGCTCTTTAAACCAGTTTCTCTTTACTTTCGTTTGCATCTGTTACATCCTCTGTTATGTAGTTACTAAGCCGCTCTAAGCGTAGCGGAGCCCTCCAAATATCGCCAATCACGTTTACCGCTCGGCAATCTCTTAAGTAGGCTGCTGCTTTGCCCTTGTTGGGCTCTTCCATGGAGCCAATGTCGTAAAAAGTAGGTATTAACCTGCTTTTTTCTGGCATTTTTGGAGTTTCTAGCCCTTCGACCTCGACATTTTCAGCCTTAAAGCCTAAAACCTCGCCTGTTTTAGTGCTTACAACGGCCTCCATGCCTTCAATCGGCTGCACTATCGGAGCTGCAAAGCTAGACGGCATCTCTTCAGCCGTATAAAGCCCGCCTAGTTCCTGGATAAACGCCTCTCTTATAGCTAGGCTCTTCGCACACTTTGATAGCATAACTGTGGGCATTTGAGCCCATACCGGACTTTTCTTGCCGTATTCAGCCATGTAAGCCGTAGCTACCGATGGAAATCTGCGGTCTTTGCGGTACACTTTTACAGTACTGCTGATAAGCTGCTTATCGTCCCACTCAAAAGTGACCTCCATGCCGTCAAATTGTGGATGCGAGTTAGCTATCCTTAAAAAACCGTTGATCCCCGTCATTAGCTGCAAGCGTCCACCTGCTTTGATAGCCCAGATCTCTTTAGTCGCTGGATTCAAGCCGGTGGCCCTGCACATCTCAGCAAATAGCAAAAACTCAGGCTCAGTTAGCCCTGGTGCTACTGTATTGCGGAGAGCTTGCAACATCTCCATATTCATGTTTGTTGTTGTTAATTCTTTACTCATATTTTCCCCTTTACTTAGCTTCTTTACCGTTTAAAGTTAAAAACTGCTCAACCATTAAGTTGCAACACTTTTCTAAGTTCATCTTTTTCTCTATGCATAACTCATGTATTGCTACTCGTTGCTTGCCCGATACATCAATATTGAGCCGGACTCTTTGCTTCTCTGCTGTTCCATTAAACATGCGAGGAACTTTGTATCTATTTCTTTTGCTTCTCGCCCGTTTTTGATTTTGCTTTGACGAATTAGAACAAGGCTTGCAATAGCTTTGCAAACCGCCATAAGCATTAGAAGCTTTGTAATATTGGTTTGCAGGTTTTTCTATCTGACATTTAGCGCACAGTTTTTTTACCTGACACTTCGCACGTTGTTCTTCTTCTTTATAGACGCCATTAACAGGCCCCAAAAGCAGTTTTTGGATTATCTTTTTTAACATACCCCTCCTAGTTAAGAGTTTCCCCCTGTATACAGCATAATCTGTTAACTGTATACACCTTAATTTAATTTTACCCATTATTTTTTGATAGACTTATTACTTTGCTCGCATAGCGTTGCCCCTCGGCACATTTAACCCTACCGCAGTTATACACAGTCAGAGCTTTATGCAGATCCCCATGCTGATCTAGCTCTTCCCGTAATATCTGCGCTCCACATCTAACGTTGTAAGTCGGGTCCCACAGTTTACCAGCATCACGGAGACCACACCTGGCCGCATTAGCCGGCATAATCTGCGCAATTCCCCTGGCTCCTACCTTAGACACTGCCGCTGGATTGTATGCGCTTTCCACCCTCACCAGAGCCCGTAGAACGGACCGCCTTAGCCCGTAAGCATCGGCGGCCCTGTCTATCTCAGACTCTAGCAAAGAGCGGCTAGCTTTAGCCGGTAGTCTTGCCACCCTACTCCCGTGGTACACCAGGCTTTCAGGTAGCGAGCAGTAACAAGCTGCGACGACCATAAGGGCGCATAACAAGCCGCCCCAATGATCCCTATTTTTATCCGGCGTCATTTACTTCTTTGTTGTTGTTGCGGTGGTGGTGGCGAAAAATTGCCTAACGGCACCTCGTCAAAGACATAAAGCTTAATGCCAATCCACAACGTTATTACGCCTATAAAAAAGCACAAGTGTAGCAACGAAACCCCAAGCCCAGTTAATGTAAATAATAGTTCTTTTACCTGTTTCATATTATCCCCTTCTCCTCTTTAGTTTCATTGCGTGATGCAATAATTAGATTTACTAGCTCCAGTTTCCTATTAGCTGCCCATAAATGCCGCTCAGCTATAGCGACCACGTTCGTTAGAGTCGCTAAAGACTCTGCGATTTCTTCTATCGTATTAAGCAATTTTGCTTTTTCTTCTCCCCTGTCCATTATTTTACCTCCTCAGTTTGCTTACAGTCCGACCATAAGTAACACTTTAACGGTACGTTATGGGTCCGCTGTGACTCCTGTCGCTCGTCGACACGAGACACCCAAAGTTTCCCCCCAACCTCCATGCCGGTACAACCAACACAGTTAATTACTACTGCTACAACTGCGGCCACATAAGCCAAGTATCCTATTGTTTTCATTTTCTTATCTCCTAGTTAAGTTAAACATCTTACCAATTATCCAATCCCTTCATCGGTTGGCCTAAACCGTCATTGGGTACTACCCGCTGCACGGTCTCAGAGCCAACCAGATCGCGATCAAGCAAGCTTTGCTTTGGCCTAGTCGTGGTCACTACTGAGTAACCCGTCCCCCAAGGGCCCCGATCCTCTGGCACCGGTAATACCGGCTGGACCGGTAGGCCGTACACTGGGGCCGGTTGCTGCACCTGCGGAAAGCCCATAATCGCATTAAACTGTTCATTAGTTACTCCGCTTTGTCCTAGAGCTACCCCAGGCACCAATAAAACCGCTAAAATTAATCTACGCATAAATCCTCCAATATTTCGTTAATCATGATCTTGTCTCTGCCTTGCATAAAAGCATGGTAGAGAGCTTCAAGCATCCTATCATAGCTTCCCTTGCCCAAAACTGCTTCATAGGCGTCATAGAGGCAGTCGCCTGCCTCCATGTTTGCCGCTATAGCGTCAACCAGTTGTTTGCTATTCATTATCCCCCCCCCCCTTAAATAAGACTCGTTACCTTATAACCATGCTGTTCAAACCATTTACTAATCAAACCGGCATCAAGATCGGAGACCTCTTTGTAAGTCTCAAACAAGCTGCCAAATATGGCGCACAAACAGCTATTAAACTTGTCATAGCCTGACCCACCGCAAGATGTCGGTGCCAAGTCGGCCTCTGCAAACTTGCCCCCGTAAATAAATGCCTGAGTCGTGCAAACTCCGTTGTCTGAGTAATTGGCTACAATCTTGCCAACTATGTCTCTAGTGTTTAGATCCTGCAAAACAACTACTCGGACCGACTGAACGTGTTTTAATGTAAAAGGATTCTTTGCCATGATTTTATTTCCTAGTTAAACTCGCCTAACGGCTACTGTGTACTGCTAACCTTAGCATATATGATGCTGTTGTCTACAGTAAGTTTCGGATTATTCGAAAATAACTTGAGAAAAAAAGGGGAGGCGGCTATAAATGCCTGAAACAATAAAAAAGGGCCGGTCACTCGCGAAAGTTTAACCGACCCTTAAAACAAGGAACAAGATGAAAGATAGCAAAAAACACCGCCTAGGTATAGTAGACTTTGCACTAGTTGACGCCGGACTCTCTCACTACGAAGCTTTAATCTATAGCTACGTCCAACGATTTGAAAGAAACAAGCGCCCTTGTTTTGCCAGTATCCCCCATATAGCGGCAGAGCTTAGACTCTCTGAGCCATCTACTAAGCGATATATCCGGCGGCTAATAACTCTTAAGATGCTCAAAGAAACAACCAAGGGGAGAGGCCGCTACCTCTCTACAACCGGGATCAAAATGATCCCAATGAATGGGATCAAATTGATCGGCAATGGGATCAAAATGATCCCCCACCGGGATCAAATTGATCCTTGGGACCGGGATCAAAATGATCCACTACCATTAAAAGTATTACCATTAGAAAATACCAAAAAAAGTATACCAGCGACCCCCCTTACAAAAGATGGTAAAGAAGATTGGTTATTAGAGAGCAGAGGTTTTAGCTTGGATGATATCCCTGAGTAGCTTGTTAAAGGCTCTATAAGCCCCAAGGTGACAAGATTATGGGCTAGGGTAGGGATACCCCTAGCTCGATAGGTAAAATCGATTCTAGGGGGTTGTAGGGGTTATTTAGACTTGGATCTAAGATTGGCGATAATTTCGTGGTTTTGTACTTTAAGGCAATCAATAAATCCCATTTTGTAGGCTAACATTAATAAGGGTTGAGCATGTACCTCTTCGGGGAATTTTGTTTCGATCATTTCCTTAGCTGCCTTGTTAAGATTCTCAATTAGTAATAATTGCGCTTCACTCAGTTGGATGTGTAACTCGCTCATATGATCCCATCGTGATTTATTCATACTGTGTTTTGTCTGTCATGATTACCACACGTAAACATCGGATGTTTTAAGCATATACTTGTTGGCAATTAACTGAGATATTTCCTTTCGTTTAGCCTCGTTTAGTTCGGATACCGGTCGAAGTATTGACCACCGCTCATTAAACATCAATTTTTGCTCATTTAACTGTTTTAACAGCGCTTCGTATTGAGCGTAGATCGGATCATTTCGATATAATTTTCTAGCCTCACTATTGGCGTTATCCTTAATTGTCTTCAATTCGCTACTGATAACCTTTTGAGTTTTACCGTACCAACGCTGCGCACAAATTCGACCATAATACACTATGTTTGAATCTTCTTGTTCGAAGGCTACCGTACATTTTAAGTCGGTTTTACCGCAACAATCGCAAGTATTTACGCAATCTGTTATCCCTAATAGCCGCATATATATCTCCTAGTTAGTTAGTTGGTGGTTAAAAATTGCTATGGTTTATACGTTTGTTTGCTTTATCAATAATGGCTAAAATTTTATCTTCATTTTTATCAAAATATTCAGTTAGCAGCGTCATATATGCCGATAACATGCCAGCATAAAAGCTTGCCTTATTTCCATCACCATCCATAAAACAACGATAGCCATCAGCGTGTGCTTGTATTGCATTGTTTAATAAGTCATCAGCTTTTATTTTACTGGTCATTGTTCTGTTTTTCCCTGTTTTGTTTTTCAATAACTAAATAGGAACCAAGCTTCACTCCATCTAAAAACCGTGACTTTTCCCGTGACCTATCCGGCTTGTTTAGACCGTACTTTTCACACCATTCAAACGCTATCTTGTAAATATCATTGTGTTGTTTATAGTTTAATTGTTCTAATGCTACTCGTATGTTAGGCGTCATGACGTACTCCCGTTGGTTGCGTTTCATTTAATGCCAGCTGAATGCTTTCATAGTTGGCACCTTGTTGTTTCATTGCTGTAGTTAGCACATTAATAACTTGTTTAACACTTAAGCCCCTTCTGAATTGTTGATGAGCGTCCATTAACGTCATAGCTAGTTCGACCGATAACAGTTGATAAAGATCAGTCTTATTGTAAGCTTTAATTAATTGTTTTTCGTATGTTGGGTAGTACATGTTTATTCTCCGTAGTTAGTTAGTTATTAGTAATAGCCCAACAATTGCAGCGTATACGCTAGCAATAAGGCCGAGGGTATCGGTGTCTAGTAATTGTAAAAATTTTAACATGTAATCTCCTTGTTAGTGTTAACTACTGAATACAGTATACAGTAAGAGATAAGTAACGCAACAAAAGATGCTAATTATTTTTGTGCAGGATTAAATTATTTCTGTTAGCGTAAAAGTAAGGTGGCGTTATGGAAACCATTAGCTATATGAAAGATAAGCCTTGGTATGGAAAGAAGAGCACTACTGCTAGAATACCTATTGGGCATTACCATACTTTGCCTATGTCTAAAGGGAATCTTTATCAGGCCGTGCGTAAGTTAACAGGACTTCCAAGGTCTAGGTTCTGCGAGCTTATACGAATCACAGAGCAGCAGTTACGCAGCAGAGAGCGCACTAAGCGAGTCTATCACATGTGCGAGGTGGTAGCTTTGCAAGCGGTCAGCGGTATAACTTGGGAAGAGTTTGGTAAATTATTAAATGATATCGCCTAGTTACCCTGGAATGACCTATAACAATACTTATCGGTCAATTAGAATCCAAGGGCTAAACAGAGGGTAAGTAGCTGGAAAGACATGCTGAGAAAATGAAAATGAAACCGAATTTGAAAATGAGCGAGGTACCGGTTAAGTATATACCCAACTCCCCATATAAAATTCCCAAATATTACCTCAAACATAGTTTGCCTATAGCCTAATAGAGTTTTTATGAATGACACCGATTTAAAACAGCTTGAACCCATAGAAGAGCCGGCCAAAATATCGGAAGCCCAAATAGAGGTGCTACCCCCTATAATGCGTGAGGTGCCCCAAACTAGGGACCATCAGAAGGATGAGCAGTTAGGGTTGCAGATACGGGATTTAGCTCGTCATGGCTTGTCTAAGAGCGCTACAGCTATGACTGCTAGGATTAGTGTTTACCTACTAGAGAAGTACTACCTTGAGGAATATTTAGAGGGTGTAGCTTCTATGCAGAAGGGGCTAGCTGGTAAGGCTATAGAAGAGGCTATGAATGGTAATACCCCAGTGTTACTCCACCTGTTAAAGACTAAGCTAGGCTGGAGTGAGCAGCATCAGATTGAGATATCCGGTGAGGTTAGGAGCGTAGTTAGTGCTAAGCCATTAAGCAAGGAGGAGTTTGTTGCTCGTTACCTAAACAATGAGTGATGTGGTGTATTACCGCTGCTATTATTGTCAGCATATAGGCTTAGTAGTAACAGCAGGGAAATGGTTTGAGTGTGGTAGTAGGTGGTGCGGTAAGAAGATTAGTGTTAAACAGGCTAAGATAACAGCTAAGGTTTTTAAGTATCATAGAGGTTGGAGCTTATGAGTTCAGACGTTAAGCGATGTCCCTGTTGTGGGCATGTAAGCACTGTTAAAGTTGGTGAAGATACCCCTTATGTAAGCTTATCCGCTGGGGGTGATGTAGAGTATTTTGTCTGCCAAAACCCTAAATGTAGCGTAGAGCGTATTTACTCTTCTGATTGTGTGATGGTGAGTGGAAAGTGATTAAACCTTACTACCAAGATGATTACGTTACTTTATACCATGGTGATTGTAAGGATATTTTACCCCATTTAGAGCCTGTTGATTTGGTGCTTACCGACCCGCCTTATGGGATAGGTGAAGCATCTGGAAAAAATAGAAGAAGAACCCGTTGTGGCAACGATTTAGCCATGCCGAAAGATTACGGGGATGACGATTGGGACAATGAGCCTATCCCTCAAGACTTAATTAACCAGCTTATCAACCAACCGGCGGTTATCTTTGGTGGCAATTATTATGCTATGCCCCCGTCCTCTTGTTGGCTAGTTTGGGATAAGCACATAACAGGTGATTTTGCTGATTGCGAGTTAGCATGGACAAACCTACCTGGAGCAGTACGCAAAATTGACTATCTTTGGAATGGTTGCATGAAAAAGCGACCTGAACAGCGCTGGCATCCTACGCAAAAGCCCTTAGACGTAATGAAGTGGTGTATAGCTCAGGCTGATACTAAACTAAAAAAGACCGTGGTGAGCCTTTTAGACCCTTTTGCAGGTGCTGGAACAACACTTAGAGCGGCTAAAGACATGAACCGTAAAAGCATAGGTATTGAGCGTGAGCAAAAGTATTGCGATGTAATTGTTAAACGCTTACGGCAAGAGGTATTGCCGCTGTGAGTGATTACCTTGCTGAAAGTAGACCAGACGAGCAGATAGTATGGGCTCCGCAATCCGGCCCTCAAGAAGCTTTAGTAGCCTGCCCTATTACTTTAGTTGGCTATGGTGGTGCTCGTGGTGGCGGTAAGACTGACGGCGTACTAGGCAAATTTGCTATAAAACAGGAGCAGCTAGGCCAAGATTTTAACGCTATTTTCTTTCGTAAAGAACTACCCCAGGCAGATGACCTTATTGAGCGAGCAAAACAGATATATTTGCCGCTTAAGGCTCATTGGCAGGACCAGAAAAAGCAGTTTACTTTCCAATCTGGGGGTAGGTTACGTTTTAGACCTTTAGCTAATGATGCTGATGCTGAAAAATACCAGGGCCAGAACCTCTCAGATTGCGCTATAGAAGAGGCTGGTAACTATGCTGACCCTTCCCCTATCTGGAAGTTATTCGGAGCACTGCGAGGCAAGGGAGGCGGTCAAATTATCCTTACTTTTAACCCTGGTGGTATAGGCCATAGCTGGCTAAAAGAGCTATTTATCAAACCGGCACCAAGGGGCATGAAAGTTTTAACTAAGATGCTGCCTAACGGGGCTAGTTTTGACTATATCTACATACCAAGCAGGGTGCATGATAATCAGATACTATTAGCCCGTGACCCTGAGTATATAAACCGCTTGCACATGGTCGGTAGTCCTGAGCTGGTGCGAGCTTGGTTAGAAGGAGATTTTGAAATCCATGAAGGTAGTTACTTTCCTGAGTTTAGTTCTAAACATATTATTAGCCCTTTCAACATACCCAAACATTGGCCCAGGTATATGGGCTATGATTGGGGCTACCACAGTCCTTTTGCTGCTGTGTGGGGCGCTGTTAGTTCTGGACGGACTGACGGAGGTGCTGAGGTACCGTATCCTAAAGGCTCAATTATTATCTATAGAGAAATCTGGGGTAAGGGAGTTGATAACGTCAACCAGGCCGAGCGAATCGCAGCTTTATCAGTAGGCGAGAATCCAATTTGCGCTGCTGATCCGTCAATCTTTAACAATCAGGGCGGTCCTACAATAGCAGACCAATTCCACCGAGTATTTGATAAATACAAGCATCCCTATTTTAAAGAAGCGGATAACGACCGCATATCAGGCTGGGCGCAAATTAGACAACGCTTAGTAAGTAATCCACCGTTGTTATACATATTTAGTACTTGCCCCTATTTATTAGAAACCTTACCATCGATGACAATAGACAAGCGTAAACCTGAAGACTTAGACAGCACCGGCAATGACCATGCTGTTGATGCCTTACGCTACCTCTGCAAAGCTAGGTTAATTGATTCCAAGTGGGAATCTCCGCCAGAAACGGTACATAAAGGAATGGTTAGACTGCAAAGTTATATTTCTAAAATGAGAGCAAAAGCTAAAAGGCCGCAGATATGAAAGCTAAACAACCAAGGCCGCTCATTAAGAAATATTCCCCTGAATGGTGGAAAAAGCAGATCATTGAAGCCGATAAACGCTACGAAAAATTTATAAAAGCCGCTGATGAGTCTATTAAGGTATTTGCCGGTTTAAAAGAGATTGATACCCTTAAAGATGCTCCAAGGCGTCTAAATGTATGGTGGTATTGTGTTAATACTTTGCTACCTGCCTATTACAGTTCTACACCAAAAGCTGAAGTAAACCTTCGTAAGCGAGCAGGTGGTATACCTTATGAACTAGGAAGCGTAGTTTTAGAGCGTAATACCCAGTACGCTATGGACTGCAATTTTGATTTTGACAAAGTAGGCTATAACGCAGCATTGCAGTTCTTACTTACCGGCCAAGCAGTCTTATGGGCTAGGTATGAGCCTAAAATTGAAGAAGTTTACAAAGAAGTAGCAGTAATAAGAGATCCTAGCGGTGCTTTGCTTACGGGAGATGGCAGTCCGTATGAAGGTGAACTGGAAGAGCTTAAAGATGATGGTTCTGGGA